CTAATGGTGGCGAAGACCTTGCTAATCCTACTGGATTTTATAAGGCTATGATAGACCTCAAGGACAAGGTGCCCTTTGATTTAGATTACAAAGTGCCTGATGCACAGTATGATGTGATATCCCGCGAATGGGAAGAGTTATTTGAGGAATACGAAAATGTTATTGGGACTGAATCTGAAAGAGAATTGGCTAGGGAAGCTATCCTCAGAGACAACCCTGAATTCCGTAAAGCACGAAGACGAAGGGAAGCCTATGGCAAGTTCATACCCGAAGGTCAAGTAGAAGATTATGTAGAGTATTATGAGATACCGCCAAAATCTTCCGATGAGTGGTATGTTAATCATTCAAACGAGACTTATTACGAAGATGATTGGTTTTTACAGGAGCACCCAGAGTTCTACGATATAATGACAAACGCCGAGATTATGGGCGATGATGTCTGGTCGGAGAGGGACTTCAGCAAAGTTCCTACCAAGGAAGTACACAAGAAATATAAGAGATATGTAGATATGGGGATTGGCAAACCGAGGTTATGGTTTAGATGTCACAACGAAGACCTAGATGATTGGCTACACGATGCAAAGGGACTAAAACGAGCTTTTGGGACAGATAGATGCCTGTTTAACGAATAGGGGCATTAGGGGGCTGGGACTGCGGTGTTTTGATAGGCAAAAGGTTCGGGGATAACCCCAAAGAGAGATGCAATAAAATATATAATAAACAAAATTAGAAGAATACCAAGCACCTTGTAATTAAGTATCAAGGCAATAAGCCATTGTTTTTTTGACTTCATACTTAAATTATACCACACCCTGTCAATAGGAGGCATTATATGTTCAAATATCCAATGCAAGGGCTTATGAATAAAGCCATACATGGATATGTAGTTAGGATAGGTGATGTAAGGGCTAAATTAAGGCAAAAAGGTGAATACGAATTAGCTGATGAAATAAGAGCTATCCTGAATGACCTTGTTTACGATATTGAAGACAATGGGGACAAGTTCACAATTTTGGAACAACATGGAATAGCTACGTCAAATAAAAAGCAGTGGTATATCTATTTCTCTTGTGAAGGCGATGATTTCCCATATAGGGCTAAGGATATGGTACATAAAATGGAAGAAATATCAATGGATGTTTACTCATAGGTAGGGGTAATTATGAAGTGTAAAGATTGCCTTATATGGAAAAGGAAAAGAGACCACATTCTATACCTGAATACCACATGGTGGAGCGACACAGCCAAGCGCAACATAAACTTAGCCATGGAACTCGATAAAATAATACCTTTGCTACGAGAAGAGTTTTATACCCATCTGTCTCTTAAAAATAAGAAATGCCCTGATGGTAGGTGTATATTAGTTAATTAAGGTCGAACGGCTACTGCGTGCCATAAACGCAGAAAGGTAAGAAGCCCGTCTAAATAGGCGGGCTTAATCTATTTAGGGAGGTTTAACACAATATGGACGAACCCAATGGAACTGAAGAGAATACCACCCAAGATAAAGGGCAGGCTTCTACTGGTGAAACTGGGACTCCAAAGGGAACACCAACTCATACTCAGGCTCAGGTAGACGAGATACTGCAAAAAGACCGCATGATTAGAGGTCGAGATGACAAGGCACTTAAGGCTAGGGAAGATGCTGTAGCTATCAGGGAAACTGAGGCAGACCGCATACAAAAGGAACGGGATGCTGAGGATTTGAAAGCTGCAGAGGGAAACCCTGAAGCTCTTAATACTGTGCAGACCAAGCAAGCGTTAAAGGCTAGAGAATCTGCCCTTGCTAAAAGCGAGGCTGAACACCGAGCAGAAATAGAATCTGCCAGAGAAACCAGGAGGGAAGTAGATATTTGGCAGATAGCTTCAAAGTATGGTGTGGATGCCGATACTCTAAAGGCGCTAAATCTCGACAAAGAGAAGACCGAAGATGTTGCTAAGGCTATGTCAGGCGGTCAAATAGTAACTAGCAAAGATGGTAAGTCAGTAAAGATACCTGACTCCGGTAGGACGATTGGGGGTGAAAGCTGGAAGGATTTGTCTCCTGACGAGAAAATCCGAAAAGCTCTGAATAAGTAGGAAGGAGTAAGAAAATGTCTCTAACATTAGTTGAGGCAAGCAAATACTCTAATGATATTCTTCAGGTTGGTGTTATTGAGAAGTTGGTTCATAAAGACCCAATTCTTGAGAAACTCCAATTTAAGGATATCAAGGGTAATGGTCTGACTTATAATGTCGAGAAAACAATGTCCGGTGCCCAGTTCTATGCTGTCGGCGATGTATGGGTTGAATCAACTTCCGAAGTTGAGCAAGCAACCGCTGTAACCACTATCCTTGGTGGTGATGCCGATGTGGACAACTTCTTGCAGGCTACTCGCTCCGATGTGCAAGACCTGATGAGTGAGCAGATAAACGACAAGATAAAGGCAATCAAGGATAAGTTCATGACGATGTTCTACTACGGGTGGAACGGAGCAACTCCAGTTGATACCAAGGGGTTCACGGGGGTTCATGGTCTCATCTATTCAACGGTTGCTGCCTATCCGAATACCGTAACTGATGGGGCAACTGGCAATCCTGGTTCTACCTTTAGCCTGTCACAGCTAGAAAAGGCAGTGGATATGGTGAAGAACGGCAATCCTGAGTTAATTGTCATGTCCAAGAATATGCGCCGGCTCATTAACAAATATCTCCGAGGCGTTGGAGGTATAAGTTATACCGATGCAGGTCAAGGGCGTATTCAGGATTTATTCGGTGTCCCTGTAGCTGTATCTGATTATGTCAGCGACACCGAGGACTGCACCAAAGATTACGGACCTGCGGCTGGGGTGAATGAGTTCGGGCATGACTACGCCCAGGGAACCCTTTACACTGCGAGCACTTCAACCAGTATCTTTATCCTTCAATTTGCTCCTAATGCTGTCTGCGGTCTTCAGTCTATGCCTATCACCGTAGATAATATAGGCAAGTTGGAAACCAAGGATGCAGAGAGGGTCAGGATAAAGTGGTATCCCAGCTTGATGCTGCAAAACATTCTCACCTGCTCTAAGGTCACGGGCATTGATGCCGTAACACAGGCTGTTGCTGCTTAGAGGCGGCAGGCAGGCTCTAGACATCGAGCCGATAAAATCGATGTCACAAAATAGGAAGGTAAAGTTAAATGGCTTTTACCGATAGAAACCCAAAAACCATTCTACATAGCTGGGGAAGATTTAAGGCAATGGTGTATGAGGATGTAGTTGTTGGTGACTTGCTGGCAGTTAAAGAACACGCCACTACCGGTTGTTTCCAACTTGCCGATGACTCAAATGGTTATGCGGCTGTAGCCATCGCTTGTCAAAATGGTTCTGCATTGGACACTATTTGGATGTGCCTGGCTGCTGAAATGAAGGCACCAGCTTCAGTTGGAACTGGTGGGGTGGTAACTCAATCATACTTCATTGGCGCCGCTGAAGTTCTGGGTGATGAGCTTTTCCTGGGTGAATCCGGGAAGATTGAGCATACCATAGGTACTACAACCAAGCAACATATAGGTTATGCCCTGTCTCGTGACAGAATTATCGTTGTTCCTGGTCATGTGCTGGGCAGTGTTGCTGGAAGTTTTACCACCCTAGCAGCAAGTGGGGCTACATCATTGAGCGATACTTTGGGAGTTACTGGTATAGCAACCTTTGCGGCTCTCCCTGTCTTTTCCATGGGAATTTCCATCCCAGCGAATAAAACGCTGGTAATGGCGGTTACTGACCACTCTGGTGACGATGCAATTATCCCTCTGGGTATGCACACTATGAGCAAAGGTTCTGCCGGGGCGCACACCTTAGCTGCTCCTACTGCTGGCGCAGTCTGCGCTATCTCAGCTAAGACAGCGCATGCACATGTTGTAACTACTGGTGATGGCATTACCTATGACGGGACAAACAACACCGCTACCTTTGGTGGGGCAGTCGGGGATAGCATTGTTCTGATTGGCATTTCAGCTACTTTGTGGGCTGTTCTTGCTAACAACAATGTAACCCTCAGTAGTGTCTAGGAAGTGTAGGTTAACTTGCAAGGCTTCTGGGGCTGTGCCTTTACCTAAACAGCCCCTACTTGATTGAGGAGCGATAATGGGCAACGAATATGCAACAGAAGATAACGAATTACCTTATGTGCCAGACCTTCATGTTACGGGAACGGTTAAAAGACCAGGTAGTTTAACCTTCTGGATGTTCAACCCGCCTTATAGCAAACCGTGCAGAATAAGGTGTGGCATCTGTCATAAGCCTATGGATGGCTATAGTCAATGCCCGAATTGCTTCCCCAATAATAAGGAGGTGGTATGAAGAATATACCAATTTCTCAGTTAAAGCAGATGTCAACTAAAGAGATAAAGGAAGGTCCCAGCTTTAATGTAATAGCTGATGGGGAGTTTGCCTTTATTGTGGTTGTCCCTGCCTCAGCAGAAAAGAGGTTCCAATTCCAATCCTTAGCTGATATGGGCAATAAAGCACTAGGATTTGAAGATTAGAGGAGTCTTTAAAGGGAGGTGATGTAATGCCTAGTGTAAATGAAAAACAGAAGACTCTCTTTTGCATAGCCCTTTCAATAAAGCGGGGCAAGACTTCACCGAGCTACAGCAAAGAGGCAGCGAAGATGGCGGAAGAGATGAGCGAAGAGCAACTGAAAGACTATTGTGAGGGCAAAATAAAGAAGTAGGCGGTGAGCTATTGGTGCGCCGACTGTAACTAGACACGAAGGCGGTTAAACGGGGGTAATTATGCTAGTAAAGATACAGCGTAATCAGATACATTGCCTCAAAGAGGAATAAATATGCCAAATCCCATATCTATTGACCCAATAGAGGAAGCAAAAATATTAGCTGGTAGAAGCGCAGTTGAAACTTATAGGATTGCTCACGCCAAACTCTATGAAGGATGCTGGCATAAGGGAATACCTGAAGAGCATACCCCTCTCCTAAAAGCTATGGTTGGTAGTTTTGAAGCTCAGGGCTTTACTTCTATTGAAGCTAGTTTTGAGCCAAAGAAAAATGAGATATTGGCTAAGTTTTGGCTTGCAAGCTACGACCTGAATGTTAAAGAACTTGGCTTTAAAGATATGGATGATTTTAATAAGAATGCTACTGAAGTAGACAAAGAAGAACTAGAAGAGATGTGGTTCTAATGCAGAAGGTTCTACACGAAACTTGTCAACAGTATGTAGCCAGACGGTTGTCTGAAGGCTGGTATATTGTCAGTCAAAAAGGATATTCCGTCGTTCTTTCTTCCCCAAATGGCGGCATCCTTAGACCAGTTGACTTACGAAATGATATTGAAACATTAAGACCAGATAGTGCTGGTAGCGATTGTAATATAATATACCCCAATGGTTGCTCAGATTGTCCAAACCATTATGACTGTGTAGATGAAGAGAGTTATGATGGCTTCGTTACAATGATTGGTACCAATACGGAGAACTATGAGAGAGATTTATACAACATAGAGAATCATAGTGTAGGCTCTGGTGTAATAAATCATATCACTGTTTATGCTATATGCTATGTTGGTGGTGCCACAGACCAGCACTCCTTAAAAATCTGTATAAAAAGTGACAGTACCGTCACAGAGGATGTTGAGCAGACTATCCCAGATACATCAAGCTGGGAAACTATGTCTAAGCAATGGACTAAAAATCCTGCCTCTGATGATGATTGGACTTGGGATGATATTGATGCTTTGGAAATTGGGATTGCTATGCGGAGGGCTAGTGCTGGTGGTGTGACTTCCTATTGCACCCAAGTGTATGTTGAGGTTGATTATACTGCACCCGTAGCCCCCACGGTTACCACTCAAGCGGCATCCAACATAGACACAACTACAGCTACAGGTAATGGAAATATCACAGCTACAGGTGGAGAGAATGCCGACCACAGGGGAATAGTATATGGAACGACCACCAAAGGCGACCCAGGAAATACTGCGCCTGGAGATACTGACTATGATGACTATGAGGATGAGAGCGGGGACTTTGGAACGGGTGCTTTCACCAGGAGCTTAACAAGCCTTGACCCAGGAACTAAATATTATGCTAGAGCTTACGCTCACAACTCGGCAGGTTATAGTTATGGGGATGAGGTTGATTTTACAACGGCAGCAGGGGGAGTTCCCCAACAGGCAATGCACTTGATGAGAATGAGGAGAAACTAAAATGAAATATTTAAGGGCGGATACGGCAGCAACTATTTTAATCGGTCCAGCAGTGGCGGTAGCTGATGGGGTAACGCCAGTTACAGATGTTACCCTAGCAGGGGCTGACCACGCCGAGTTAATGAAGCACGATGGCACTACCTTTGTTGACCTCACATCGGATAGTAGAACTCTAACTCACAAAGAGGGTGGCTGGTATACCTTGACACTAGGGACTGGGGATACAGACACAGAAGGTCGGCTTACCGTGCTTATTATGGACACTGATAAATGTTTGCCTATCTGGATGGAATTTATGGTAATGAACCAGCCTGCTTATGACGCCCTTTATGCTGTTGCGGCTACAGATTACTTGCCAACAGATGTGACGCAGATAGCAGGCACGGCTGTTCCCAATACCAGCGGCAAGCTCCATGTGCTTGACGATGAAGGTAATCCCGTAGCCAATGAAAGCAAGCAAGATATTATTGATACCAACATTGACGACATCGAGACTGACACAAATGAGTTGCAGACAGATTGGCACGATGCTGGCAGGTTGGATGCCTTAATAGACGCCATTAAAGCTGTAACCGATGCCTTGCCTGACGCGGGGGCTTTAAGCGACTTGGCAAATATGAACGATACGGACTTACCAGCTGTAAAGACTGTGGTAGATGCAATTCAGGTCATTACAGATAATATTCCAGATAGTGGTGCCTTGACTGCCCTATTAGCTTATGTGGATTGCCTACCTGCTTCCCTGAATAATCTTTCTGCTGCTGAGGTTAATGCCGAAGTGGTGGATGCTCTGGGGACAGATACACTCTCGGAGTTATCCCAAGGAGTGCCAGCATCCACGCCTACGATAAAGGCTGCCTTGATGCTCCTCTATATGATAGCTAGGAATCAATTAACCACGACTGCTTCTTCACTGGGTGTCTATAACGATGCCGGGACTAAGATTGCTAAGAAAGCCTTGAGCGATGATGATACGACCTATACTGAAGGAAAGATGGCAAGTGGGGCATAAAGGATAGATAAATGGGATGGGTAAGTCCGACTGGATTTGATGACCCTGATAGTGAATGGACAGCGGAAACTCTTCTATACGATGATGATGAGGGCAGTTATGGGATTGGTAAGGGAGACCATTATGTAGAATTAAGTCTCGCATCTGCTATCAACTGCGAAAAGTGCCGTCTCCAAGTTGCCCTAGATGGGACTTATAATGTTGATTTTCATTATGATGCTGATTGGCATAATATTTTCCATGATACTGTCACTGAAGCTGAAGGCTGGAAGGAAATAACAAACGTAGCTGGTATAAAGTTAGTTGATAAAGCAAGGATAAAGAGAGATACATCTGATGCTTATGTTGAGGAATTTGACTTCTGGAAAGATGTAACTCTTGCTACGGCAGCCAAAAGAAGAATGGCGGCAGCCTTCAAGCCAATCCTGAAAGCACCTATACCAGATGGGACTATTTCGGCTGCGGATAGAGAGCATATTGCCTGGACTTATGGAGGATTAGCAGCACCAGTTGGATTAGGTGCTTATTATATGATGCTCAGCTCGTATGGTATCAATATACAATCTGCAGGACAAGGGAGGGTACAGTAAAATGGCGAGTTTTTTCCCGTGCAAAAAGAATGATACTAACGGCTATATATTCTATGTGAGCTTGGTGTCTCAGGCTAATACTAAGATATTCAAAGCAAACCCAACACTAGCTGCTGGCGATGTGAAGATAACAATAGACGATGGTGCGCCAGCTAATCTTGGTACACTCCCTGCGGTGGATGGTGATTTTACCAAGCGGGTCAAGGTAACTCTAAGTCAAGCCGAAACTAACGGAGATAACCTTACTGTCATATTCTCGGATGCTGCTGGTGATGAATGGTGCGACCTAACAGTGAATATCCACACATCAGGGCAAACCTTAGATACGGTTGATAGTAATGTTGATAGCATAAAAACGAAGACCGATAAGCTTCCCGAAGCTCAACACGGCTAAAGTCACTCATTCTCTAATTCACACGCTCAGGATTAAAACCCTGGGCGTTTTGTTATAAAAAATACATAGGAGGTAAGGAAAATGGCAGCGGGAATTTATAAAAGTGGAGTAGCAATCATAGTAACTTATCAGGCGGTAGCTTGTGCTACGGGCAAGACTGTGACAATGGATGTCTATGATGAGGCACACGCTAAGGATGTAGCGAAATGTGTCGCGGAAATGACCGAGTTTGCTGCTACAGGAAGGTATTACGCTACCTTTACCCCGGATGCTGAGGGTGAGTGGTTATGCGTAATGAAGAACACCACTGACGACAATGGTGAGGTTCTGAAATCTTACGAGGTAGCTGGTCACGATGTGGATTCCATTGGCGATGCGGTGGAGACTGTAGACACCGTAGTTGACGCTATCAAAGCTGTAACTGACGACCTTGCAGATGGTGAAAGGTTAGACCTTCTGATAGATGCTATCAAAGCCCAAACCGATGACCTAGCTGACGGCGAAAGGTTAGACCTGCTGGTAGACGCTATCAAGGCGAAGACAGACAACATTGGTGCGTCAGTTGCGCCTGCCAGCGAGTACGATACCGAGATGGCTAGGATTACTGCTGATGTAGCTACCGAAGCCAAGCAGGATGTCATTGATGGCTTCCACGATGTGCCTGGTGAGGATGGTGCTAACGACGCTCAGATGCGAGATGTTATAGGAAAGAAATCCGATACTGTCGCTGGAGATAGTGTGGTTGCATTAGCAAAACAGCTTCTAGCCGATACAGGTACGACAGGAAGTATTCGTGGTGCTGACGATGATACCCTGAAGAGCCTTTCCGACCAGCTTGACTCTGTAAGTGCGCCGGCAATGGTAGGTTAACAAAAATGTGAGGGCAGAATATGGCTGAACTTTACAGCAAGGGAACGAATAGAATTGTCTATAGAAGCATAAGCTTTGCAACTGGCTTGACAGTTACAGCTTATATCTGGAATCCATCACTGGTTAAAAGCGACCTACAGACGTTTACCGAAGTTGAGTTAGGTTTGTATTACCTTGACTATAACTTCACTGTCTCTGGTACTTACTTCGGGATATTCTACGAGGATGATGTAGCTAAAACCAGCGGAGTATTCAGGGTATCACCCTTATCTACATTAGGCGCTGGCGCAACGGCTAAAACCTACACCTTGACCGATGGAGACGAAGAACCAATAGCCGATGTCGATATTTGGGTTACTACCGATGAGGCAGGTAGCGATGTAATTGCCTCTGGTAAAACTGACCCGTATGGACAAGTGACCTTCTATCTGGATCCCGGGACAGTTTATCTCTGGAGACAAAAGAGTGGCTGGAACTTTGATAATCCTGATACGGAGGTGGTTGAATGAGTGACTGGATAGGTACTGGGACTGAAGCTAGTGCGGGTTACTTGAGCGCAATAAAAACTAAGATAAGGCAGTTATTAAAGGACGAGAGTGGTGTTGATTTTGGGAATACTGAGATAGATACACATATAGGTAATTGCCTTACAGAAATATCTCAGCGCAGCCCTTACAAGGATAAGGAAACCCTATCCACAACAGAAGGCTCAAGGGAACTTGATATTAGCTCTATAACTAATCTCCTGGGGATTCCGCAGTGTATGGGGCTGGAGTATCCCGTAGGCAATTACCCGAGAGATTATCGCAACCACAGGCAGATAGATGCTGGCACTATAGAGATAGACACTAATCTAACCCCTGGTGATGCTGAGAGTGTTTATCTCTACTGCCACAAAGTCCATCAGCTAACCGAGCTATTGTCTACCCTAACTCCACAGTTAGAGCTTGTGCTAATAAAAGGTGTAGTGGCGTATGTTGCGCTGGCTTGGCTTAACACCATAAGAGAGCAACTAGAGGCAGCTATTACCGCTATAACTGGGGTGAATACCACTATAGGCTATATGTCAGCCAGGGTAACTCAAGCCATAGACGACTTGACCACTGGAAGGGCAAAGATAGGCTACAAAATCACGGAAGCTAATACTGCCATTGGTGATATGTCCGATCGGATAACGGCAGCAATAGCAGATATAACCAGTGGCAGAGATTTAGTCGGCAGTAAAAAGACGGAAGCTATAGAGACGCTGGATGCTGTAGCCGCTGAAATAACCCAAGCTGGTGATGACTTAACATCGGGGAGAGCACAGATAGACGATTTAAGGGATACAGCGGATGGGGCTATAGACGATGTAACAGCCAGAATCACACAGGCTTTAGATGACCTAACATCTAGCCGTGCCAAAATAGATGTAGTGCCACTTTGGGATGACCCGGCGGGCGCATACGCTAACACTGCCAGCAAGGAACTAAATGCAGGGCTTAGTTTACTTAGCCAGGCTAGGGCATATCTGAGTGAAGGCTCTACCTCTAGTATGTACCAGATTTATGCAGCTAGAGATTTGCAAAAGGCAAACACACATATAGCTCTGGCTAGAGGTTACTTGGCAGTAGATGTGGTTACTGACGAATACGCAAGACTGGCAGCAAGTGAACTAGGTACTGCTAATGCATACGCTACACAGGCTAGGATGTACCTAACTATGGATATTGAGGCACCGCAGTATGCCAACTATGCCTCAAGGGAAATCGCCAATGCTATGGGTTATCTACACCAAGCCGATATATCTATAAAGAGTTTGGTTCAGAGAGTCAATATAGCCAGGGCGACTAGCAGTTATCATATTTGGGCTAGAGAGAGCTATGCAAATTATAAGCGAGATCTTAAACGATTAGCCGAGCCCAAGATGTATGTTAGATACCCAGTAAGCTAATGAGAAGGGATGGAAGTTATTAACCATCCCTTCTATTAGTATTGAGGGTTGGAGATAAATAACTTATGAGAACATTATCTGACACATTACTAGCAGCTCAGAAGGTTGCTGATAAAGATGCTCTTTATAAGATAGTCCTGACTCATGGGGAGAACGAATATACCTATGATAAAAGCAGGATACTTGATATTGACCCGGAAGAGGAGCCATATAGCCAGAAGGCTAAGCTATTATTAAGCAATAGCGATGGCACTCTTACTGATTTAGACCTCAAAGGCTATCAGGGAGTGATTAGTTTTGGAGCGGTTACAGGTGAGGGAGATGAGTATTCAGCTAATGCGCCTTTGTGGGTTATTGACCAACAATTAAATTCCTCTCCAAGCGGGCTCTATTGCGAACTATCCTTAATAGGCATAATGAATCTGCTGGCTGAAGACCGAGCCAGCGAGCCCTACAATCCTGATGAAGATGATGAGGATACAGTCAAAGATTTAATAAATGCCATACTGGGAGCTACTTTAGATTGTTTCAGCCATTGTAAGGCGTGGGAAGTGGTCTGGGATAGTGAAGATGACTTAATAGATTCCTTCCAACCTAAAGACGGATTTAAGATACTTACCAATTGGTGTAGGCTCGCAGTATTGAGGAAACTCCTTGACTTTACGAAGTGCGTAGCCAGACCTGAAGCCGATGGTAAAATCCATATATTCAACCCCACTATTTCAGGCGAGGTTTATGATTATGAATATGAGCGGGCAGTTGAGGGTAAGCATCCCTTCTGGTCCAAAGCCTATCGCAAATCATTAGTAATCCCTAACTACATCATAGTCAAGTCCAGGAAAAATGATACCGATAAATATGAGGGAGAAGCTAAAGACCAGGACAGCATAGATGCCTTAGCGACTAATGGTTACAACGGCGAGATAAGGCAATACAAGTTAGCTAGATTACAGAGCGATGATGAGGCTAAAGATATAGCTGAGGCTACAATAGGTAAATACCAACTCCACGCTAATATGGGTGGGGCTGAAGTACCTATGAATGTAGGGGCTGAGATATTTGACTATGTTAAGGTAACGGATGATAGAGAGAGTGATTACAGAGTAGGCAATGTAGGACATATTAGCAGGCATATTAAACGAGGACGGAGAAGCGGTCATTGGACTATGAATTTTAGCTTCGGTGGGTGGCTCTCTGTTAGAGGATTAGCAAGCGACTTAAATGTCTACCCTGACGGAATCCTGCCATATTATGAGGAGCTATTTGTAGAGAATTTATACACTACATATATCTATGCCCAGATGATAGATGTGGATTTTCTAAGTGCTTTTACCGCTCATATGGGGCAGCTTACAGCGGGTGAAATCAAGATAGGAACTGGGACTTTAGAGCCTGCTGGAACCGCGACAGGCGGGAGTAATATCACACTGGAGGATACTGGGGCTAGTTGGGATGTTGATGAGTGGTCGGGCGAAGATATAGTTGTTGTTATAGATAGAGTAAAATACACCAGGGCAGTATCAAGCAATACGGAAACAATCATTACCCTAGCTGCCTTACCAGATGGAGTAGAGGTAGCGGTTGGCACAGAGTATTTTATAGGCAAGATTACTGTAGCGTCTGGTGATAGCTACTTCGTGAAAGGCTCAGGCTCGGGTACAGCAACAGGGGGAAGCACAACTACTCTGGAAGATTCATCAAAGGATTGGGAAACAGATGAGCATAAGGGTAAACAGCTAAGTATTATTAAAAACGGTTACTGGTATCAAAGAAAGGTTACATCCAATGAGGCGACTACACTCCATTTTGACGAACTGCCCAGTTATGAGCCTTTTACTGGCTTCAGGCTATGGGCTGACTCGGAATTAGGCAGGATAGCAGGCTTCAAGGAAGGGGTAATGCAATTCTATACTGGGAGTGATGGCGTGCTATACGCTGGTGGTGGCAAAGTGCTCTTGGACAAAGAGGGCGTATCAGTCAAAGATAATCGTCTTTTCCGTGCCTTTGATGAGGACACCGAGATTGGTTATCTGTATGTAGGCAACGCTGGTTGGGGTATAATTGCTAATTCTGGTAAGAATATAGTTATTGGTCTAAATGCTGACACCCCTGGAGACATCATATTCAATACTCCTGATGGTGCAGTGGTAAAGGGAATATCTGATGGTTACACCAATCTAGGGAGCATTGGCACCCAATTCAAAGGCGGGTATTTCAAAAGCAGATTGAAAATCCCAGTAGGAACTGATATGTATGACTAGGAGAAAATTATATGAGTGAAAGCCGGAGTAGCGTTGAAGCCTATGGTGAAGGACACACTCATAAAGTCAATGCCATCGTTGGTCAAGGTGGGGTTGATTGGAAATCATACCTGGAATATGCAACTGTAGATGGTGCTAGATGTGATATTCACGACCAAACTTGCAAAGTAGCGGGATTGTCGGAGCTGAGGTATCAGTCATATTCTAAAGAGGAAGTGAATACTGATACAATAGTCGGCGACTCGAATGGACATCATTATCATAAGTTCGATACAGCAAATAAAACAAGCCTTCCGTACAGTCTTGCTAAAACCTTGGGTCAGTGTCCTGCTGGACATCCCAAGTGTATGGTTACCATGGGTGCGCCTTATAGATACTTCACAAAGGAAACTTACAGTAGGAAAACAGGCTATGAGATAGCTTCAGATAGTGGACACTATCACATTTACGAGGAAGACCACATTAAAGAGATTAAGCGACTTGTAGAGCTGTTTACATTGATGGGAGAGGATTGGTATGACTACTGTTCTCTGGGACATTTCGTTTGCAAGGTTAAATCTGGCTATTTTGACACCACACGAACAGTATATGCCTATATCTCTGAAAGTATAGGTGGGTATATTTGGTGTTCGGATGAGGCTGAGGAAGAGACTGAGTTTCACTATATTGATGGAGTTAATAATGAGAGGGCTATAGAAGGAACTCTCGTAGGTGATAGCGGGGGTTCTGGTTACATTGGTGTAGGCGGAACTTATTACTACTATATAGATTCACTTGGCGATAGGAGATGGTTTGAGGGAACTTTGACAGGTATCACTGGAAAAGTTCCTCAACAAATATCTATAAACGGCTCAAAGTTTTGTTATATAGACGATGATGGGAAGGAGAGGTGTAAAGAAGGTAGTCTAGTATTATAAGGTAGGTTAAATTATGAATAGCAAAGACAAAATCATTCACATAGTCTTACATCACTTCGTAGAGATGGTCTGTGTGGTGGGGATAACCGTTATAGTAGTCGCCTATATGAGCGTGGGAGAGTCTGAGACGCCAATAATTCTAGCTGCTATAGGCTCTATCGGGGTCATAGCCGGTTGGGACATACATAAGAAGAGCCAGGAGAAATAGATGAGAGGTGAATATGATAATGTGCTTAATCATCCTGTTTATCATTCTAACAACTCCCGTCTGGCTGACTACTGCTATCATTCTAAAAATAGTTTCACTGGTGCTGTGTGTCCTTGAGGATGCCCCATGTTAGGTAAAGTATATAAGTGGCTTTATACTAGGTTTTGGGGGTAAGAATTGATTAATTTTTATCATTTCATATTGTGGGTTGTAGGATTCATAGAAGGCGATACTATCTCAGATATGCTACGCAGACAGAAGGAACGCCTGGGCATAGTCTGGTGGATATTCCCTATCGGCACCATCGGCGGTGGCATCTGGTTGCTGCTGCATATACTAGAGATTGTCTAGGAGTAAGTAAGTGGGAACTATAAGACTGATAATGCCCATAGAATTAACCTTAAAGGAGTCCGAAATTCTGAACCTGGTTAAGCACGGTTATAAGGATAGAGAGATTGCTGAAAGAATGGATATAGCAATCAGTACAGTTAAAAGACATTTGCAAGATATAGCCAATAAACTTGGGACAGATAATCGGGTGCAGGCTGTTGTTGAGGGACTCCGTAGAGGGTATATCACATTAGATGATTGGAGTTGATAAGATGGATACTACAGCGATAATTATTGTAGCTGTCACACTGACGGGGAACATAGCAGGATGGGTTACTACATTAGTCTTCGCCAGTAGAAACCACTCTAAGCAACAGGGGAAATACGAGCAGAAACTTAATAACTTAAAGGAAGAGGTTGATGAATTATCCTGTAAAAGTAATCCTAGCTTCCAACTAGATATGGGGGCTATGATACAGAACCAGCTTGATACTAACAGGCGCTTGGGTCGGATAGAAGAAAAGTTATTTAATGGAGATTAAATGCCGGGATTAGTCGTAGTAGGCATATTGATAATTGTAGGATTCATTATTGCTACTGTATTTGGTCATATATCCTTCCGAGGGTGAACACATCATCGGCTTCGTGGCACCCGAACACAGTAATATAATAGCCAGGAATATTTTGAAGTTCAGTAGCCTTGAGGATTTAGAGGGGCTTGGCAAAAAGATACTGGAATATTGTCAGAAAATTAGAGAGGGTGGTATTCCACCTGAAATTACGGAAGCCTTTAAGAATGACGAGGAGAACAAAGATACAGACGGCTCTAATGAGAAGCCATAGAATCCAAATCTAGCCCCCTAAAAACTTATATGAGTAGTAAACCATACCCCCGCTCTGCTATCTAGGCAGAACGGGGGATTTGTTTTATTTTAGGGACATCCTATCAACCGGGGAGAATGAAGAATGAGACTTAACCGCTTCTTCGCTGTCCACTGTGCTGGCATATTTTCTGGTCATAGTTAATGTGCTATGACCTAACAATGATTGAACATAGAATATATTAGCCCCATTCCTTATTGCCATTGTGCCGAAAGTATGCCTGAAGGTATGAGGGCTACAGCGCAATCCTTTGAAGCCTGCCCTCTTTCCCAGCCTCTTTACCATAATCTGTATGCCTCTGGCTCTCATAGGATGCCTCTCCTCAGTTACCCACAAGCAAGGGTGATTATCCTTCCGCATAAGCAGATAACGGAGTATAGCCTTCTGAGCCTTTTTGCCGATGCCTACTACTCTTCCTTTGGCACCTTTACCCATAACCTGTATAAACTCTTTTTCAAAGTCTATGTCTTTCATCTGAATATTAGCCAACTCAGACAACCTTAGCCCGGTATCAAGGAATGTCAGGATTATAGCCATATTCCTATTACCCAGGAAGGTCCCATCATTACACAAGGTAAGCAGGTCTTTTATATGGCTACTGCCAAAAGGCTGAATGACCTTATTAGGTACTTTGGGGGAGCGCATAGAAGCCATAGGATTACGGCTCAAGACCCCTTCATTTACCAGCCAGTTAAAAAACCTTTTGACCACACCATGGTAGTCGTGGACAGAAACAGGATTACATCGCTCTTGGAGCTTCAGGATGAATAAACGAATGTGGCTGGAATTAACATCCTGAGGTTTATAGATTTCTAGCTGACCGCAGTAAACAATGAAAGACCCTAGCTTTTGCTCATAATCGCTTAATGTCGCGGGGGACAGTTCATCTACTCGGCAAGATAATAAGAATGACCTTAGCTGTCCATCGAGGTCTCCTAGAGCAATTATGTGCTCTAGCTCAGATAGGTTTCCTATTTGGTAATTTTGCTTTGTTATGTGCTCTAAAACCATACATTTTGGATACCTAACCGCTTTTTAGCTTCGGAATCGGGGTGAGAGGATTTGAACCTCCGACCACCTGAACCCCATATATGGAAGCAAAAAGCTAGGTAGCCTTGCCTCCTTTCTTTTTTTTGTTTAGTGCCTAAAGGTCTAACTCGCCACCAGGATAATCCCCATAGTTCTAGTATTTTTGACCAAGTGGGATAGTTGCTCATTATCCGCCTCCGGTATTCCAATCTGCCGGGTCAACAACACGCAACAATTCTTTTACATACCAAGGTGCTGTATCGTAAAACAACCAACAAAGCATGACAAATACAGCTAGACCGAAGAGAAGAAGAACAAAACCTTTGACATTATCGTGGTAGTGGAAGAATTTATTAACCTGCTTAATTAAGGAGGATTTTATGACGCTCACTTCAGTCTCCTGATAACCTCAAGCACCGGGGCTTTGATTAGACAATCCTGGAGCCTAACCATCGCGTCTCCATTTTCCAACCAGGGTTCACCATCAATCATTCTTGTACGACCTAACATTCTCCCAGATTTGCATAAGCAAGCCACAATATCCCCCGAATTTATATCACCATCCCTATCAATGACGATTATATCGCCTTCCTTGATAATAGGCTCAAGGCACATACCCATTACTGGATAGGCTTCAATATTCTTTTTTACCGCTTTGACTCTTGCTAAATAAACATATTCTATCGTGTCCATAGGTGACCCAAGATGAAAAGGGAAGTCTTTATATACAGGAACACTGACTGGTGCGGCTAATCTGAGACGGTCTAGTATCTGCTCCGGTGTTTCTGTTGCTAAACTTTTCTCACCTCTTATCTCCTGATTCAACTGGATAATCGTTAATCCTAAACCTTTAGCAAGAAGCTCAAAGGTTCTTTGGGATGGTATTTTATAGTGCCCTTTCTCTATGCGTGATATATGCCCTCGACCTAAGCCTGACCTCAAACTTAACTTATCTTGAGTCAAGCCCCTCTCCTCACGCAACCTCTTAATAGTGTAGCCCCAATTCTCCACCCTGTCCGCCTGTCTAGTAAAAAGATATTCAGTAGAGTTTTATTGTAACATACTCGCTACATTTGTCAAGCAGTACCATAGTACTATATTAAAGGAATTTTGAAAATTGGTTACAGGGGGGCTTGACAAGCGTGTGTATTTGTGCTACAGTAGTAGGCACAATGATAATTGATAAGCTAAAAGCCATACAGACTAAAGAGGGAGTATCGGATGCTCAATTTGCCAAGAAGCTCGGTATTCACCGGGTTAGCTGGCAGAGAATAAAGAACCGTCGCAGGAAATTCGGTTTGAAATTCATAATGCGTGTCTGGCGAGTTTACCCGGAACTGAAGAATGAAATAGACTTTTTTTTATCTAGCAGGCTTACAGATGTAAACAATTATGAATCTTTCGCTACAGGCACTACTGTTTACCCGGATGCCGATGAGACGCCCTCAAATCAAAATATAAGGGGTATAAGGGGCTGGTTGGTAACATTCATCGGTAAGGTTAAAAACATCCGGTTCTAGGGGATACTCAGAAAGGAGGATAGGTCAATGGCACAACTAATATTCAAGATATTCCTGACTGTGCTTTTCACGATGGAGGTTATAGCTTGCCTGGTATCTGTTGCTAGAGGTACTCATCCTAGGGTTGAGAAGCCAATTAGAAATGCCATAGCCTCAGTAGTGATAGTAATTATCATCGGCTTATTGTGGTATTTGTTTTAAGTAGGGAGGGGATAGATGAATAGCAAATATATCTAAGATGAAACCATCAAATCGGTTCAAAAGGAGGGAGCGTGAATAGAGCAAGTTCAGCAACAGGTTGGGTAAGAGACCCAATTGTGAAATCAGGCGGATTAGACCCCACTCAAGCTAGTAGTTATGAGTTAGGATGGACATTTAATCCTATTACGGGCTGTCTGAATCATACAAACGGGCTGTGTAATGGGGGTGGCTTCCCTTGCTATGCTTATAAGCTGGCTAATGGGCGGTTGAGGGACAGGTATCTGGCGAATATGAATGTGGCACCAACGCCAGTAGTTCATAGCCAAGAATTACACGAACAAGATGTAGGCGAACAGTTAAGAGACCCCTTCTATCCCCGCTTCTGGTATGAGAGGGTGAGAGAGGAATTCGGAGCTTGGACTAGTGGGGCGATACCTAAAGGAATTTTTGTCTGTGATATGTCAGACCTATTCGGTATTGGTATACCTGAAGAATGGACACGGCGAATATTAAACCATATAGGAATGTCTTACTACAAAGAACACCGCTTCTACCTACTCACCAAGCAATCACAGAACCTAATCAATTTTAGCCCGTTTCCTGATAATTGCTGGGTGGGAGTGACGGCTACTAATTTAGATATGGCTTATATGGCAAGTTATCATCTAAAAGAGATTACGGCGAAAGTAAAGTATATCTCCTTTGAGCCATTGCTGGATTGGAAACCCACCAATGCTCAATTTTTTTTATCTGGCATTGTTGACTGGGTAATCATCGGCGCACAAACAAAACCAGCAGTTTACCCTCAGGTAGAGTGGGTAGAAGATATAGTTTCAGCTTGTGATAAGGCCGGGGTGAAGGTGTTTCTCAAAGATAATCTAATACCATTATTCAAAGGGATGACCACTGAAGAACAAGGTGAATATCAAGATATACTCATTGACCACTTTTACGCCAAAGGTATAGAGTTTGGACGCATTTATACCCCAGAGGATAATAAGGTAGTTGAGATTGCTTTAAGACAAGAGATGCCTGTAGGAGGGGGCAGATGACTAACCTGGGGAAGCTCAGAGAGCAGGTAGAAGAGAATAGGGCTTGGGCATTCTCTGAGACTGCCTTTGGGAGTTCCAACAGCAAATTACAGTTTGAAGGGCAAGTAAATGCTTATGACCTGGTCTTGATGATGATAGATAAATTAAACAAACATATTTGTAAGAAATGTGGTGGGACTGTATGGGCTAATCACGGTAGACCACAATGTATAAACTGCGGGGCTTACCACAATGAAGAAGGGGATTTAATAGAGACTATTGACGGCAAGGATGCAAAAGTTAGCAAGTATGAATACAGATATGAAGAATAAACATCAAAGTGCCGGGAGGCTTGGAGGATTAACAACGCTGATGAGGTATGGACGGGAATTCTATTCTACTATTGGGGCTAAAGGGGGGAGACCTAAAGCCACTCAACTAGGGCGTCAAACAGTTCTGGCAGCAAATTCAAAAGTCGAAGGAGGATGGATACCTAACCGGCTAAGCGAATTAAAGGAACTGTGGAGGCAAAATAAAAAGGAGGGGATGATTGGGGCTTGACGGGCACCCATATCATCCCCTGAAAGGAGGAGAAATGACCACGAACAGTAAAGCTAAAATCCACACCGTCTACAAAACAAAGGATGGGGAAAGAGTTCCTAGCGTCACAACTATACTGGGGATTCTCAACAAGCCTGCATTGCTGGAATGGGCTTGGAAGTGTGGATGTGATGGGCTGGACTACAAGGCAATCAGAGACCAAACCGCAGACATAGGTAAGCTGGCTCATTATATGGTTATGTGCCATTTGTTGGAGCAGAAGACTGATACTAGCGAATACTCAGCAGAGGATATAGACAAGGCTGAGAACAGTTTCCTCAAGTATCTTGAATGGGAAAAGCAACACGATGTAGAGCCGATACTTGTAGAGTCGGCTTTAGTATCAGAGAATTACAAGTTTGGTGGGCAGATAGATTGTTACTGCCGGCTAGACGGGTCCCCGACTCTAATAGACTTCAAAACTGGCAAGGCTATATATCCGGAATACTTTCACCAGTTGGCGGCTTACGAGATGTTGCTATCAGAGAACGGCTATGAAGTAGACCAGTCCCGTATTCTGCGTATTGGTAGAAACGATGATGAAGGGTTTGAGGACAGGTTTATTGGCAAATTAGATAAGCATTGGGAGCTTTTCCTAAATTGCCAGAGAGTCTATGAATTGCAGAAGGAATTAAGGAGGGATAAATAATGGATAATAAAGCATTGACTTTGCCTGATGAAGCTACTTTTACCAATGACCTGATGGCTATCAACAAGTTCCAGAATATAGTCCGTGCCAATATGGTTGAAGGGCATGATTTTGGGGTTATTCCTGGTACAAAGAAACCGACACTTTTGAAACCCGGAGCGGAGAAGATAGCCAAACTGCTAGGATTATCAGACCTATACGAGATTATTGATAGACAGGAAGATTGGGATAAGCCATTCTTCCGCTATCTAATCAAATGCCAGTTAGTATCTGTTTCTCATGGTGTAGTTATAGCTGAAGGCTTGGGTGAGTGCAACAGCCTTGAGAGTAAGTATCGGTGGAGGTGGGTATTTCCTTCCGATGTGCCTGAAAACCTAGAAAAAGGGAAGCTACTTAGCCGAGAGATAAATACTAAGAGAGGTAAGGCTAAACAGTACCGATTAGAAAACGAGGATATATACAGCCAAGTCAACACTATTCTCAAGATGGCTAAGAAGAGAGCTTTGGTTGACGCCTCTCTTTCGGCTGGTAGATTGTCTGATGTTTTCACCCAAGACGTTGAGGATATGGGGCATACAACTGGTGATATTATCTCGGGGGAAGAAGATGCAAAAGCTACACCACCAAATTTAGCCACCGAAGCGCAGCTCAAAAAGATTTTCGCCAGTGGCAAGCAGATGGGTTATCAGGACGAGGATATAAAGGGAATAATCAAGACAAAGTGGGGGGTGGAGAGCACCAAAGAGTTATCCAAGTCCCAGGCATCAGAACTTATCCAGATGATTGAGAAGGGAGAGGGTGTAGAGTCGGCAGAAGCAAAATCGCCTTTCGATGAGGCAAAGAGCGAAAGTAAAGAATAGCTATTACTTCAAGTTGTCAGAGAGGGGGAGCAATCACCTTCCCCTCTCTGAAATAAGGAGAGTATCTTGGCAAGGGGCACACCTAAAAGAAGATGGATAAAATTATACCCGATAGATTGTTTGGAGGGTAGTATTCGCTACCAACTGGAGGCGGATGAGAGAGGCGTATGGTATGACTTGTTACAATTCTCAGCGCTTTGTGCCACCCCTGGATTTATTTCCGACAAAGATGGTAGACCATACCCTCACAGTTTTATTGCCAACAGGTTGAACATAAGTGTTGACTTACTGGAAAGAACTATTGATAAGTGCAAAGAAGAAGGCAGAATATCCGAAAATACCACTGGGATTAAAATATCAAATTGGGCTTTCTACCAGAGCGAATATGACAGGCAGAAGCCCTATCGTCAGAAAAAGAAAGATAGTGAAGGCAATATGTTAATAGCCGGCCATTACTTTAACAAAGATTGGCTAGAGGTATTAAAAGAGGAATTCAATGATATAGACTTTGCTACTGAACTAAAGAGATTTGCCGACTACTGGACAGATGGAGGCAGGAACTTAAAGAATCCCAAACTAGCTTTGCGTAACTGGATGACGAAGGCTAGGGATATAAAACAAAAGAGCGAACCAGAGTCAGATGATAAGCCAATACAAGGGCTGAAGATAAGATGAAGCCATATTATCAAAGAGATAGAAGAGAAATATGGGGTTATGAAGAAATATCAGATAATATATGCTGACCAGAATAAAAGGAGGGGGATATGGAAGCATACCATTTCTTAAAGGACAATATGAGAGGGGGGTATGGACGGGAGAAGGCTTGGAAGATTGGTGAGGAGCGGGAGGTTAAGGGTGAACTTAAAATGTGTGAGTGGGGATACCACGCTAGTCCTAGTTTCTATGACGCATTACCCTATGCTAAAGGGAGTATAGCTTGTATAGTGGAGTTGTCAGGTGAAATAATTAAGGCTACAGATAAATATATAGGCAGAAAGCGCAAGCTCATCAAAGCGGTTAATGCTGAAAAGGTATTAAGAACTTGGGGATGCGACTGTGCTGAAAGAGCATTAAGGAAAGCCAAAGTTAAAGATGAACGAAGCTGGAACGCTATTAAAGTAGCCCGATTATACAATGAGGACAAGGCTACTAAAAAGGAACTAGCTGCTGCTTGGGCTGCTGCTTGGGCTGCTTGGGCTGCTACTAGGGCTGTTTCGGATGCTACTTCGGCTGCTGCTTGGGCTGCTGCTAGGGCTGCTGCTAGGGCTGCTTGGGCTGCTAGGGCTACTGCTGAGGCTGTTGCTAGGGCTGCTGCTAGGGCTGCTTGGGCTGCTGCTTGGGCTGCTGCTGAGGCTGCTGCTGAGGCTGCTGCTGAGGTTGCTGCTGAGGCTGCTAGGGCTGCTGCTTGGGCTGCTGCTGAGGCTGCTGAAACCCAGTGGCAGAGAAAGCGTCTTAATAAACGTATGAAGGAACTGATGGAGCAATGAAGTGGAGAGTGATATAGAGTTATAGGCAGATGGTTATGGAGCTAAAGGTATGACAACAGAAGAACGAGGTGGAAAGATAGAGCGGATAGGGCGAGGCACTCTTAGTAAAGGGCTTTATAATATTATGAGTTCTACCCAGCTTGAGTCGGAATATGGCACTTGCCCTGATTGCGGCAGAGAGAATATAGAGTTCAAAAGGTGGAGCCTGGGCGATGGGTCTATCAAGAAAATAGGGAATTGCCCTGATTGCCAAAAGAAAGTAGAGAAGCAACTAGAGCAGCAGAAAGAAGTTGAAAGGGGACTAGCCATAGCCAAAAAAAGAAGGGAATGGAGGGAGAGTTGCAATATACCTCCTAAGTTTATGAAAGAACAGTTTGATACTTTTGAGCAGGGGCGACAACAGCAAGCCTACGATAAATGCTATGAGTATGCGGATAATTTCCCACGAACTAACTCCAGAGGCTATCATTCCTTAGTTTTGTTTTCATATAAATCGTGGGGTACAGGGAAGACGCACCTGACTTGTTCCATAGCTCATCATATTATAAATAGATGGGATAGAGAAGAAACTTCATACCCGGTATATTGCATCAGTGAGTATGACATATTCGCATCAATACAGGAGACATTCAATTACTCAATCGAAGAGAAGTATTGCAGGGAGAGTGAGGCAGATATTATCAGGCGGCTTATATCCGTCCCGTTGCTTATTATTGACGATGTAGGGAAGGAAAAGAGATCCGACAAGAAACCTGATGCTAAGTTTTTTGTTCAGCGGACTTTGTTTAAGATTATTGATGGTAGATATAAGGCGGAAAGACCAATAGTGATAACAGCCAATTTAAGCCCTACACAGTTAAAGAATTATCTGGGTGCCGGGGGTGTAGATGATGCCTCTTTTGACAGGCTTTGGGAGATGACGAAGGGTGAGTTTTTTAATATGGAGGGGGAGAGCTACAGAAGGAGATGAAATACCAAAAACCTGTTCGGTTGGATAACCCTACACCTGAAGTATTGAGAGATTGTATCAAGAATGGCATTTGTTGGTGGTGCGGAAGAGGCGGATGGAAAGCGTTAGGTATCCATACATCTCGTGCTCATGGAATAACAGCTAACGAGCTAAGACAAATCGCTGGTTTGTTCAAACATATACCGACTTGTTCAATTGAACTCTCAAATGATATGTCGTTAAGAACAAAGCAACAATTAAAAAACGGGATTAGTAAGTTACCCAAACAAAAAGGTCGAGGCTACACGAAGGATTTTAGCGAAGCTGGTAGGAAATACCAAGATGAAGTTAGAACCGCCATAATATTAAGTAACCGACCAAAGGCGATGGCAAAGTTAGCAGAATTAAGGCTTGAAGGTCAACATTTTGGGAAGCCAGTCAAGCCTCATCTTTGCCCAGTGTGCGGGAAACCAATGCCTTATGCACATCCAATAACTTGTTCTCCAGAGTGCAGAAAGATTATAAGGCAAAATACCTGTTTAGAATCAAAGGTAAAAATTAAAATATTGATGGATAATGACCCAGTATATAAGCAAAGAGTAAAAGACAATATGAGCAAAGGGTCTAAAAAAAGCTATGCTGAGGGCAAGCTACCTAGTAATCCGCCAAAGCCTCATTTTTGTAGAATATGTGGAACTTTAATACCTAAAGCTACACCAAGATTATGTTCCGCAGAATGTCGCCATAAGGCTTTTAGAGAAGCACAAATTTTGGCTACATCAAATAGAAACCTTAAAATTCCTATATCAGAACGAAGCATTATTGCAAGACGATATAATTCTGGCGAACCTGGTGCTGTAATTGCTAGGGAATATGGTATTAGTGCAAGGTATGTGAGGCTAATAGGGAATAATAAAAGATGATAACAGAGATGAAAGCTAAAGATACAGTGATACCACTAGAATATTCTGTACTTGATACATTTCATTGCAAGGGTATACATGATAATAAAATCTTGAGAGCATTGCACGCCCAAGCTGAAATTTCCTTCAAGGCAGGGTATGTAGAAGGAAATAAAGATACTAGTGATATAGCAGTGGAGGGGTAGTCATGAATCTTACTCAATGTATTAAAGCTGGCAGTCATGAAGAGCGACCAGGCTGGTTGATTAAGTTTGATTATGACCTAAAGGCTATTCAATCGCTGAAAGAGAGCGTGCCGTATACCGAAAGGGAATGGAGACCGGATACTTATGAGTGGTGGGTTAGTGAATCTTATAACGATGTTCTTAAAAAGCTATTCGGCAACTTTGAGGCAATGGTATTTTTGCAAGGAAGGTTATTTTAGGTAGATGAAGCCTTATTATGAGCAAGCGCTGGGGTAAAGTTATGAAGAAATATCAGATAATATATGCTGAAAGGAGAAGGGGATGAGAGTATTAAACAGGAGAACTGATGATATTCCAGAGGATGCCGTCTATGTGGGTAGACCCAGCAAGTGGGGTAATCCATTTAAGATGAATGACCCTTTGTTGCCAGCAGGAATTAGTAGGCTGGAAAAACGCAGGCTTGTTATAGAGGAATACAAGGGTTGGATTTTAAGGCAAGAGGATTTATTGCGACAGTTGTCAGAACTAAGGGGTAAAGACTTAGTCTGTTGGTGTTCACCATTACCTTGCCACGCAGATGTGCTATTACAACTAGCCAATAAGCAATGAAGTAGAGAGTGATATAGAGTTTAAGGGATGACTACCGAGAAACAATTTGAAAGCCAGGTGAAAGATTTAGCCAAGATATTTAGATGGAAGTATTATCATACTTGGCGCTCCATTCATTCACCAGCTGGATTCCCTGATTGTGTGATGGTAAGACCAGATAGAATAATATTTGCCGAATTGAAATCTGAAAAGGGGCAAGTAAGCGAGGCTCAGCAGGAATGGCTTGATAAGCTAGAAGCTACCGGCAAATGCGAAGTATATCTCTGGAGACCTGGACAGATAGAAGAGATAGCCGAGATATTAAGTTGGAAATAGGAGGGTTATGAGTAGAGATAAAAGGTTTGACTGGTGCCAAGTGGAAGGATGTTGTAACAAAGCTAAATATGGTATATACAGACAATTACCCTATAGAACTAAAAAGTGGCTCCGGGTATGTGGTGCCTGCGAGAGAATAATAGGCGATGAGAATATGCGCCGAGCCACATTAAAACCTTAACAACTGAATATTGAGGTCGTGCAGCCGGTGAGGGTCGCCTAAATATAGGGCTACTCAATTGACTAAATAGGCGATTACCTAATAAGTTGCTGGTGTCCCAGGTGGCGAAGCTCCGCTCTATAGCGAAGTGGTATGGCTCTATAGCGATGTGCCATGCAAGAATCTGGGCAGTCATTGACCGAGTCAGCAACTAACTCGCTCTGCCAGGTGTAGAGTGGGTACCGATACTGCCTTATAAGCAGTGTCAGCCAATGCCCTGTGGGGGTGGATGGCTAGTAGCTACGGATGAGAGAAACCGAATTATGTGAAAGCCAGCCCCCACAGAGCAAGGAAAAGAGAAGTAAAGTATGAAAATAGAATGGTATATTGTTTGTTGTAAAGGGTGGTGTGTATTAAAAGCTAAACTGGAGGGGTTAGATGAAAGCTAAAGATACAGTGATGAGTGATGAGGACTTAAGTGAAGTAGTGCAAAGGCAGACAGGGAAGTGGGGGATTGTAAGTAAAGATTTTATAATGGATATAGCTAGGGTTATAGCAAACGCTCAAGCCCCAATATCTTTTAGGGAGGGTGTAAGGGAAGCGGCAAAGTGGGCACCATACTACCCTAAACTCATAATCCGGTATTTAGATATAAAAAGGGAGGTTTGATAGTGGATAAAGCAGAAACTTTTATCAAGATGAGCAGGAAAGCAAAGGAGTTACAGGCTGGGAGACTATATCAAAGAGACTGGGATGAGGGCGACTTTTATTATTGGTCTGGTGATGTAGATAATGTTTGCGGGCATTGCGAGATGCACGGTGTATGTAATGTAGACGGCGAATTAAGCGGTGTTGTATGGCTACCTCGTCAAGACCAGTTGCAAGAGATGGTGAGAATATCTAGTCAATCCCACAATGTATTAAGGCTGGCTCATAGATTTTGGTTCTTTGTTAATAGGTCACCACTTATATCACGGGCAAAATATACACCTGATTGGGCTAAAACGATAGAGCAATTTACCTCAATGGAACAACTCTGGTTAGCCTTCGTAATGCAGGAGAAATACGGTAAGATTTGGAACGGCGAAGATTGGATAAATGCTTGATAACTGGTTTGCACCGCGTGAGATATACTTCAGTAAGCCTCAAATGCTGTGGCTGATACGCCACCTATCCGAACTGAAAGAAGGCTCATACCCCAAAGACTTCTCATCTTACATAGACAATACAGGGAAGAGGACGGCTAATCGCAAAGCCTATTATGAGACCCCGGCTCTCTTTGTCGTTGAGATAGAGGAAAGGCTGGAGAGTGCTGGTATAGATGGGCTTATCCTCGAGCTAATAGAGGCGTGGGGCAAGAGTACAGCCTCAATATCTGCTCATCTAAGGATACCCGAAGGGCTGGTTAAAAAGAAGAGAGACACAGCACTGAGCTATGTCTCTGGGTGGCGCCGTAAGAAGAGGACTTACCGGGAGTTCACCAGCCATAAGAAAGCTATTTCATTCTAGCTAACCGCTCTCTTATAGCCTGATTTATCCACTGACCGACAGTAATCCCCTCATCCAGCGCTTGTTTCCTAGCTTCCCGGTATAAGTCCAGGTCCATAGACCTTACAGTTTTAGAAACCAATCTAATAGGCTTTTTATTATCCAAAGTTACTTCACCTCAAGTGTTATCTCCTGCAACCTCTAATCCTTGCGATGTCACCGTCAAATGCTGTGTAGTTTCAGCGTATAGTCTATTAAGCCTGGCTAGTTGTTCAGCCACTTCCCTTACAGCCTCAATCATAGCAGCTTGCTTATCGTCCCACCTGGCATCACCGTGCCATTCGTTATACTCCCAATAAATCATAATCTATTCCTCCTTTTTGAGTTTTCTTGCAGTTCTCTTTGCCTTCCTTTCATCTCGTCTTTTGTCTTCCTCCAACAAGTATCGGTCAACCTCCTCATCCAGACATTTATTTAGAACCTCTCTATGGTCTTGGCTAGGACAGCCGGCGTTTAGAATCTGGAATATCTTGGCTACATCATCAGCAATATTACACAAGAGTTTACCTTGCTCTTCTAGCATTTCTCTTTCTGAAATATGATAAGGGAAACCACTTGAATAAATATTTCTACCCGTTGATTCTAAGCGATGTTCTTGTCTTGATGTACTACCATAAACCCGACTAAGAAAAAATTTACGGGCTTTTTTTCTGCGTGTTTCATACTTCATTATGCTTCCTCCTTTGTTGTTTTTAGTGCTGTCCCCAGGGCGTAGAAGGCTACTACGGCATCATCACGGCTCATAGCAACCTCTCTACCGTCAGGGTCTACCAGATGATAAGTGGTAGACCGTCTGCCACTGGTAGTAAATACCCGTCCCGGGCTCGACCTCTTCAATCTCCTAAAGTAATATAGACCTATTTGCATTAGTGTTTACCTCCTTTACTTGAGCTAAGTTGCTAGGTCAGTTCCTTCTGAGGAATAACCTCAATCCCCACCATTGCTCATCAGTCTCTAAAAACTCCCATATTATACCTTCCCACTCTAACTCATAGATTAACTGGTTTAGGAACCTCTGAGATATGGCTATTATCATTGGCTTTACTCCCTTCCCTTAACCTCTCAATACTGGGCGGGACAAGCACGCTCAAGCCTTCGCCTAATTGTGTTCTCCTGCCCCGCCCAGTATTCAATCTTTATTCCTTTGGAGCTTAATGGTAACTGCCCAAGCAATATCCTCACATTTCCTTCGAGCTAGTGGTTTTAGGAGATGAAATCCGTCTTGGTGATTAGCTGGATTGCTTTCTATACTTAACCGCAGTTTATTCAACTCCTCAAAGGTCTTGTCTGCTAATTTAACTCGTTTCATTTATCTAGTTCCTTTGTTTATTCCTGTAGCTTTTCCCGCTACTCCTGTGTTCATACTAACACAAGTAATAAATGTATGTCAAGATGTATTATCCTATATTATCCTTACTTATCCTCCCAACTTTGTTTTGTAGCTATTTAGCGACACTCAGATACGATTTGTCGCACTCCTAACAAGGGACTTGACAACTGTTTATATCTGTGCTACGCTTGTAATCATAGGCATACTTATTAAGATTTCTCGAAGGTTTCCTCCTTTTTTGATAGTCCCGGTTGTGCCACCGGGACAGGGTTGCAATCCGCACCGGTTTGGTTCCTCCTTTCCCGGTGCGGATTGCTTAATTTATAGGAGTTTGTTTTGAATAAGTCATTATTGGTGCGGATAGCTACTCTAAAAGCATTGGATGATTTCTTTCATAGTGACCGTAAGTTTATGGCTGTGTCATCTGGAACGCCTGGGCTCCACCACAGAGGCAGAGGAGCTTATAAGACTAAGCATCAAGTCCCTGACGGGCATTGGGTTATGAAATACCACCGCTTCAGGGTGAAGTAATATGTATCTTTTGTATTACAACTATGAAAAATCAACCAAACGCTAACGCAATACAGGCTAAACGAGGACGCAAGCCGAAGACCTTTCAAAGAGCTACAACGATTAGGCAACTGATTGACGCTTCTCCTGTGGCTGCAAGGTATCTCAGAGCTGTGCTGGACAAGACTGAACAACCTAACTGGGCGATTATTGATGTATGTAAGTATGTTATCAACCAAGACCTGGGCACCCCCAGGCAAAGGATGGAGCACACCGGCGCTGATGGGACACCACTACTACCCTATACCGAGCTTATCTTACTGGCTGAAAGAGTAGAACAAGAGCGGTTAATTATTATAGACAAGGGGTTAAAAGAGGACAAGGAAACTGCAAATCTTTCCCTAAAAGATGGGGGAAAAGTAGAGTGAATGCGGAGTGAATGTAAAAAAAGTGCAAAAATGTTTTGTAACCCTTCTTATAAAACATCAACAAAAAACAAAACACTACACCACAAAAACGGACAATATTAGATACGATTTACCCTGTAACTTTCTGAGTAACCTATTTGCTTGTTATTAGTAACTAACCCTGTAACTTTCTTTGCACTTTACCTACTTCTCCTCTACTCTATTCTACTCTATTCTATTCTTCTCTTATAAGGGGGTTGTTAAGGGGGATTATAAAGTGGTTTCTAGCGCACATAAGCTTCAGTTAAATGCTCCAGAAGATGCCTTGAAGATTAGGGATGCGGCTTGGGCTAATCCTGCCGGGTGGATTGAGACCGTCCTGGACTGTAAGTTAACTGATATACAAAGGCAGATAGTTCAGTCTGTATCAGAGAGCCCCAGGACTGCGGTCAGGTCTTGCTCCGGGAGTGGTAAGTCTTTTATAGCTGCGTGTATTGTTCTATGGTTTTTATATAACCATCATCCGGCAACTGTTCTCACCACGGCACCCACATTTAGGCAGGTGGTATCTATACTCTGGCGTGAGATAACAACTAGGTTCGGGCGTGCCAGGGTAAAACTGAGCGGGCAGCTCACGGCTACCAGGCTGGACATAGCTTCGGACTGGTTTGCTCTAGGGTTAAGCACTGACGAGCCTGAGAAGTTCCAGGGATTACATAATGATTATATGTTAGTTATAGGGGACGAGGCGTCAGGCTTATCGGACAAAGTTTATTCAGCAATAGAGAATCCATTATCAACTGGACATTCTCGGTTGTTGTTGATAGGTAATCCTACTCAACCCATAGGACAGTTCAGGAATTGCTTCTCATCAGTGTCGTATCGCACTTATCACATAAACGCATTTTCCACCCCTAATTTTCTACAGCTAGGGATAACACTAGATGACATAAAAGACGGCACCTGGAAAGAAAAAATAGGTGATAGACCATTACCCTGCCCGTACTTAATAACTCCACAGTGGGTAAGTGAAAGGATAAGTGAGTGGGGAGAGGGCAGTTTACTATGGCGAGTATATGTACTTGGAGAATTTCCTGAGACAGGTGTTAATAATTTATTCTCTTTGGCTGATGTGGATGCAGCAGTATCCAAGAGCTTAGAAGCGACTGGGGATAAATTAGCTGCAGTAGATATAGCCAGGTATGGGGATAATGAGACTGTTTATACATTGAGGCAGGGTTCTAAAGTATGGAAAACAGAGAGTTGGCATCATCAAGACACGGTATTTACTACAGGCAGGGTAGCGAGGTTAATACGGGAAGACAAACCTGAACTAACGAGAATAGATAAAGTGGGTGTAGGGGCTGGAGTATATGACGCTTTGAAAGCAGAAGGACTAAAAGTAGAAGGCGTGAATGTAGGTGACAAAGCAATAGACAGCGAGCAATTTGCCAACCGTAGGGCTGAGTTGTATTGGCTATTGAATCAAAGATTTGTGAACGGTGAGATAGATATACCTGATGATATAAAACTAAAAGGTGAGTTATGCGACATAAGGTATAGATTCACACCGAAGGGACAGTTATTAATGGAGAGCAAAGAAGATATGAGGGCGAGGGGAGGTAAAAGTCCCGACAGGGCGGATGCTTTGATGATGGCATTTATAGCCAAACCGGTGAGTGTAAGAACTAAACCGCCGGTGTGGCATTATTAATTATCGATCTGTACATTTTATTTGTGGGGTGAAGCTATGGACTTAACATTACAAATGATAAAGGACAAAGAGGCTGAATCTAACAATTTATTTAAGAGGATGGATGAAGATGCCGACCTTTATCATTTAGTTCCTTATGTAATGAAAGACCCTAATGGGAAGAATACGCCCGATGTTATCAATGTTACCTTTAACGACCCTAAAGTATTTGTGGACAGAGCTATAGCCTTAAAGATGGGGGCGCTGATGCAACCGGTGGTAGAGGGGCGGAATATGAAGGATAAAGAAACTACTCTCATTGAGGAGTTTCTAGCCGATATGTTTATCTCAATAGACGATTACCTTTTCCAGAATATGGGATGGTCAGGTCAATTTCCCTTTCACTGTGAGAAGATAGACATAAGAGGTTATATAGGAGCAAGGGTTTTGCTGAGAGAGGAAGCTAACGAGTTTGTACCTGATGTTTTGCCCTTGGATATGAGGCATTGCACTTATGAGAGGGGGGTAGATGGTCTATTATGGTGCGCCCCTAGTTATATTCGCAGTAAGGCTATGATAAAGAGTGAGTATGATTTGGATATAGCAGATAAAACAGGTGAAGTCCGTGATGGGTGGGGGAGGAATGAAGAAATAGTTTGGATTGATAACAAAAAGGTTAAGGAAGTAGAGAATAGTTTAGGCTATGTGCCGTTTGTTATAGCGCAAGCCCCCGGCTCTACACTGCAAGGCAAGGACGCATTAAAGTACTCAGGCGAGAGTATCCTGGCACCTAACAGGGATTTATATGCTGAGCTTAACAGGACGGCATCCATATTGCAGACGCTTAATATGTGGTCTTTCGCTGGTGGCTTACAGTTGGAAAGTGAAGCTGGAATGGAGCTTGCAAAGCCAGATATGCCACCTTCCGGTCTGAAAACAGTTGTTCCCGTAGAAATGGGCGGTGGTTATAAGCCTATGCCTATAAATGATATTAAGGCAGCGGCTAGACTGTTTTACGCTATATTAGATGCCAGGTTGCAGAGAGCTAGTTTCTCTTCTGTGGATTACGGCAACCTTACATTCCCTCTGTCCGCGGTGGCTATATCAAGGCTGACCGCGCATAAGAACGAGATACTTTTACCCCGGATACAAGCCTTGGCTATGCTATATCAGCAGATGGCTAAAATGATTATTAAGCAGTATCAGGAAGGTGGTATTAAAGCTGAACTTGGGGAGGTAGGATATAAAAGACTATATGAGCCTAGCTCTCTGGATGGCGATTTCAATATTAAATATAGATTTGTAATTCAAAGCCCTGATGAGGACATAGCCAATTTATCAATAGCCAATTCTGCTGTTAATTTGCTTTCCCCTGACACTATAAGACGCAAGATACTGAAAGTCGAAGACCCCGAAGGCGAGGAGATGAAATATCTAGCTGCTATAGCTGAAAGGGCTGACCCGGCAATAGCCTTTTACCGTAGATGCGTTAGCCTTATAGAAGAGGGGAATGATATAGAGGCTAGGATTATGAAGAACAGGCTCATTACACATCTGAAACAAAGGGCTTTGACCGAAGCCCCTAATGTGCCTCTATTGGGCAATAAGGGTGAGGGTGAAGCTGAGATGCCTCTTACTGATATGCCCGGGGCTGGAACTGGCGGTAAGAGACAAACCCTTACTAACGAATCCCCTGAGTTTAAGGGTATGGAAAGGGAAGAAGAGGGGACGGAAAGGGAAACTGCTGTAGCCGAATCAAGACAGGAGGGGAGAAGTTAATAATGGCTAAACTTACAAAAAAAGAACTGGACAGAGAAGTGATGAAAGTCCTTGACGAAATAGAGGGGACGGGTGGAAACAAGTCTAAGCCTAATATACTGGAGAGGCTGAGGGCTAAAGCGTTTACGAAGGGTGGACGAACTATAGAAAGTGAACGGCGATAGCTTAAAAGACTTCTTAGATAAATATGGCTATCCGATTTCGGAGGAAGGTGCCCCCAAACTAACCAAAAAGAAAAAACCTTCTTTCGACTGGCTGAATACCCCTAAATTCTATACGCCTGAAGAGGCTAAGGAAGAGTATGGCTATGAGATTGAAGAGGGTTGGCAGCTTAAACTCTCACCTGCCGATAATGACGAAGGCTTTACTCGCAGCCTTATCAATCCTCAGGGGTGGGAGCTATTACAAGACCAGAGTTGGATGTCGCCGGAGGGGGAGAAGTATTCGCCGGATGAGATGACTGATATGTTAGCCAAAAGCTACTACCCTTCTGAGACAGAATACACCGGTCTACCGCCTATGACTCCTGAGAGGTATCAAAGAGAAAAGAAGTCTTACGAATTTGAGCAGGTATTGGGGAATGTTTTCCCGGATAGGGATATTGACGAACTATTGGGCTGGGTGGGCGAGAGCGATGCTAATATGGATGAGTTTCTTTTTGATATTAGCGAAATTGGAAGGGACCCCGAGACTGAATCGTTACTCAAGGCTATGTTTAAGGGCGTGGATGAAACTCAATTAAGCGAGATATTCGAACCTGTAGAGCCAGGGGTAATACCGGAAGTAGCCATAACAGAGCAAGGCGAGCATCTATCCGAAGGTATTATCAAAGATACTTGGGATGCTGTGTACCTAGGGTTAAGACGATTGTTGCACCGTACAGGACAATATTTCGTATCCGTTTTACCCAGTTATATGTTTCCCCCGATTGAGCCTGGTGAAATACCTATAACGGGAACAACTAAAACGATAAAATTAACACCAGAGGAGGCGAAGAGGTGGGGTACGACATACGAAGAAGCTATGGAGCTATCAATAGAACAATCTGAGCAAAGGAAAGCTCATCGTGATAGGTTTAGAGCGATATACACTCGGCGTCAGGATGAGTTTGACGAATGGTTGAGAGGCAAACCCGAGCTTCAGCCAAAGCCTGAATATCTGGAAGGAGTCACAGAACATCCTGAACTTCTAAAAGACCCTGGTTATTGGGGATGGGCTATTGCCGATAGCTCAGCTTATACATTGGCGGTAATGGGGACAACTCTGGGGGTAGGGTTTGTAACTAAAAATCCTTACCTTGCTTTAGCTGCTGGAACTGCTGTTGCCACGCCATCGGCATCACAGGATTTATATGAAGATTTGATAGCTAGTGGAGCGCCAGAGGATGAAGCGGTGGGACTGTCTGTCCCTGTAGGATTTTTAATAGCTTCTATTGAATCTGTAACTGACTTACCTTTTCTAGCAGCAGTATCGCCAGCCTTTAATATACTTAAAATAGGTGTGAAGAAAGCATTAGTCAAGCAAGGTGTAAAAGCTATACTTAAAAGCGGTCTAAAGAAAGGTGCTACGATTTCTTTCACCGAAACTTTCTTAGAGGAAGTCCCCCAAAGTGTTATTCAAAATGCAGTGGTTAAGCTATATGATGAAAATAGAGGACTTTTTGAGGATGTAGATGAGACCATAATCAGGACACTAATAGCCACTCTCCCATTTGCTATTTTTGGTGGGGGTATGACTATGAGGCATGTCTCCCAAGATAGAGCCAATACTATAACAGATGACCAGAAAGCGAGGGACGGTTGGGAGCAAGATGAAATTACCGAAGAATGGTATGAGCCAGTCAAGATGGTTGATTACTACGATGACCTTGTGGCTGGGTTGAAAGATGAGGGAGCTGATATTGAAGAAGCTCGTTTAAGTGCTCTCAATGAAATTGCCAAGACGACAGAGGGTGAAGAGGCTATCAGAGATTATGTTGAAGAGATTAAAGGGAGTAAGAAGACACCTGAGATGGAATTGCCTAAAGCTGGATTGCAGAAGGGAGTAATCAAGGTAACAGAAAAGGGTATTATAATAGGTGAAGGATTAGATGCAGGTAGTATCCGTAAATTGAA